AGTTCAGATATTGAGCCAATTGTGTGTAGTGTGTGATTACGAAAGCATTGCCCTGATCATTCCACTGCGGAACATCAGTGTCGATAGCAAACATCGACTGAGACATAATACCCGCAATCAGTGACGTTTCTAATAGAATGAAGTCATAATATCCGTACGGGAAGTTTTCAAGTGAGAACGTTCCATATGGTTGATATGAGTTTATGATCTGCAGACCGCTCGTTAAATACGTACATAGTTGGCCATTTGTATACCCAAGATAACAAGGGTCATTTGGATCATTATTAATGATCTTCATTGTCTTATCTATCATCAACCTAAACTTGTTGATGAGAGTACACATCATATGTGTGACGACTTTTGTACTTACACATACCTGGCTTTCACCAGATGCATCGATACCACCAGCCAGTGGAGTCTCAGCAACACCAGCAACAACCCCAGTGCCGTCACTTCCAGGCGCAAGTTCAACTGATACGATCTGTGTTACTTCATCAGTAATGGCGGTATTAACCGCCGTGATAATTTGATTGGCGGTCGTTGTAATCACCGCCATCGGACTGGTCGCTAAATTTACCTGGATCTTGTGTCCACTACGCACAACACTCAACTGTGCGTTGGGTGTACCTGGGTTAATATACTCTATTGTGATGAAGTTACCTGGCGTACCCATCGCCACGGAACTCCATTTCAGATCTGCATTTGGGGAGGTACCAGGCACCACAACCAACGAAGCCCTTGCAGCTGAAACAAGCGCCGCTGTCCACGTGAGCATGTAATCGCCAGTGCAGCTTGTCCGATTTTTCCTCGTTGGATCTGTCGACCCGTTATCTAGACCAAATGGAAACTCAAAACTACCAACCGATGGATGAAGAATGCGTGGTGGATCTGGTGTTCTGTCAGCAGCAGGATAGTAGATGTCAGCTTCTAGCAGATTACCAAAGATGTCGGTTAGGGTCATGTTCAAGGACGGTGGATCAGCAAGTGTTCCGGTACCGTCAGTGAATGTGACACCAATCTTTTTGACCGTATCCTGTAAGATCAGCTCAACATCATGCTGAACTATGTTGCTTACCAGCCCCATTTAACTTCTCCGATAGCTGCGTGATGTTGTTAACGGTGACTTTACCTGTATCAGAGTTGATGTCCACCATCGACACATCCAACCCAGCGGCTTTCAACTTTTCGTTGAATTTATTCTTCCACTCGTTGAGCTTCCCATGATGCATACTGATGTTAGTATTAGACATGTCAATCATCATCTTATACTTCTCGACCCTCTCAGATTCGAATGCGATTGACATCATAATGTCGTGAAGCTCCAACCTCTCCATCTCACTAAGCTGCGGGATCTCGTTAGACACTTTGTCCTCCCTTTCGGGGTATGCTAAATAGTCAATTTTACCACTATTGTTAGAATCATGTAAGCTACTTGTGAAGGGATTTGTCCAGAACATATGCCGAGGTAACCACTAAGACCACCCCAACCACCACTCCGTACACAAAGGTGGTTGATGGTTTTTCGTACCACCCTAACTCTGGTGGTTTCAAGTCAGGAAAACTCTTCATAGCCACATCAAACATCTTCAGATTATATTCTGAATACTCCTGATATAGCACCATGGATGCCTTGTACGACTCCACGGAGCCTTTCAGAGCTTCAATTTGCTTCCCCTGGGCATCTATGATGTCCAAAGCAAGCGGAAGGCGCTTCTCCAGGATTTCAAGAATACGTTCGGCGTCTGTTTTGGGGAACCAAACCCCATCTTGACCATTATTCTTGGTCACTATAGGGTTCAGCCCAGTTACGAGCTTGCGTAACTGATCTCTGTTGAGTTCTTCTGCGTTCGCAGAACTAGAGATTAAGCCTACGAAAACGATCAGCAATCTCTTCAGCATTTACCCCTCTACTTTCGTACCCACTTTGTAGAGCGGCCTTCTGCTCAGAAATTGCCTTTTCGATGGCTGCAGCTTCCTGTTGTGCCTTCTCAGCGTCAATCTTGTTGGCGTCTGCTTGGGCTTTTACATTAGCAGCCTTATCCTTAAGGTCTTGAACCTTATTCCTGACCAGCCGCTCCAACAACAGGGCTTCCATGCGCTGTCTGAGGTTTTTGTTGACTCCGACCAGTACCCATAGTACGACGATGGCTACGGCTATAAGGCCGAAGATTATCCATCTACCGTACTTCATGCGCCGTCCCCACCCTTGAAAGCACTAATGCCTTCTGTCACGGTGGACTTCAGGATTTTTGCACCCTGATAGCCAACAAGCGTGAAAAGGGCGTACAATTCGCCATCGCTCACGTTGCCACGCATGACGGTGGTAACACCATTGACCACAGCTTCTACGCTGGTGTTCCAAACGTAAAGGCAGTGTCCAAATGTGATCCAGAAGGCGGTCTTGCCCATAGAAGCAACCCACAGGTACTTCCCGTCGTTGTCTTCGTCCTTCTGCTCCATAAAGAGCCCACCAAAGACCTGAAGGGCAACCTTCTTGAGCCATCCATAGGTAGCTTTACCCGCGTTTGCAACTGTTGCAAGTTTCTCTGTCATCACATACCTCCTGGTGTAATTGCGATCATGTACACACCAACAGTTACTTCGGTACCCCCACTATTGGTGATAGCCAATTCAGATACCAATCCGGGTGGTGCGGACACATCACCCGGATTGATACCCGTAATCTTGGTAGACGGTCTGATTTCATCGACCGCCACTTGGTACACCTTCTTAGGACCGATGGCGGTGACTGCAACTGCAGATCCGTCATTCACCCCACCGAACTTCGGTTGAACTGACAGAGTTGCCGTCTGACCAACGTGAACCCATGCAGTATAATTTCTATACGGCACAGTACACTCTAGGCCAACTGTGACAGTTGCCCCAGCCCCTATTTTCATACTTCTTGTCAGTTCAACGTATTGCATGAATCACCTATGTTGAGGCGGGGGCCTCTTCCTTCTCACTTTCCTTTTCAGCCAATGCACTCATCTGCTGCTTCGCCCACTTCTTTACTGTGTTGTAGAAGCCGTGGGCTCTGATGTGCTCGTAGTCATCCATCGTGAGAGTAGGGATTTCTTGGAGCGCCTCCAGCAGATCTTTCGCTGGCATTCTCTCTTCTTCAGGGATCTCGTTCTTCACCTGATTGCACAAGTGAAGAATCCTGGGATTGATCACGTCGTCTTCAGAGATCATTTCTTTGGCTGACACGCGTTGTTTCTCCCCGAAATGGGCCGCACCACCAGGACCAGTACCCCGCTCAGTCACTTCATGAATAGGCTCTGGGCTCTTGTCGGTGATGGGCTCTCTCAGGTTTCTGTCAGCAGTACGACGACGCTTCTCTTCAGTCGCATCGATCGCCGCGTCTGTGTCGGGATTTCCCTTGGCGTCCACAAGACCAATACGCTTGGCCTTGTCCTTGTAATACGCCATGTACTCTTCCTGAGTCAGGATCTGAAGAGCCGGTGGCCGTCTGCTCAAGAGCTTGCGGAAATCCATAGAGTCTTTGATGGCGTGGAATGGGATGAACTGCGAAAGATTGATCGGATCTCTCACATGAGGGAAGAGGAATCCCTCGACGCGCCCAGGAGCGATTGGGAACTCGCATGATACCTGGGCATTCGCGACGTTCTGAACGTAAACGTCGTGCTCGTCCTTGAAATGGTCTGTGAAATTACGAACTGGCATGACACGTCTCCTTCTGATCTCGGAAACTGACACGTTTCGTAGGAGCATTATCGCAAACGGAGAACGCGAAAAGACTATTGCCTGACGCGTCTTTAGAAGTTTGCGAGCCGCCCAAGGATCTGTGTACTCCAAGAACCTCTTCTCGGAGTCTACCACAATCACCTGAGGCCGTCTGCTCATACACGAGCAGTCCCTTAATCATTTGTACCTCTATTGAGGTACGGGTCTTTCAACCCACCTTACTCTACGCTTGGCAGAATTACCAAGCGGGAGTAGTACATTAGCCGCCAAAGCAGCCTCTCCGTCCATTTGGACGGAGGTAAAATCCGGTGGGCGGGTGGTGGAACCCGCCCACCGGCATCAACCACAAGGGTTAACTTGCGGTTTACTTGTGACCCTTGGCGACCGACCGGGCATTCGGAATGCCGTAGCCGATGATTTCGCCGAAGGCCCAGCCCTTGACCAGGCGACGGTGCGAGAACATGTTGAACGGTTCCGAGAACAGCTCAACGCGGACGCCCATTTCGCCGAGGTACTCACTGCCTGTGACCGCGTAGAAGGTGCCCGCTGGCACAACTTCCTCAACGCCAGTACCGGCAGCAGTGAGGATCTGGGAGTTCAAGATGTTGCCGATGTAACCGGCGAGGATCAACTCACGCTCGGTCACAGGGTCAACCGCCGCGCTCATCGTCTTCACGATGTCAGACAGCTCAGCGCGGTTGATCAGGAACTTCTCAACCATCAGACGATGGCGCTCAACCTGGTAGCGCACATCTTCAAACGCCGAGATGCCCAGCGTGGTGAAGATCGTCTGCGAGTTCACCGTCACAGCGGCGCGGTCGAGCAGAGCGAGGGCTCTCTTGTCCTCTTCAAGCTCGATCTCCTGACGGGCGGTGTCCTGCGCACGGTCGAGAACATCGTAGTTCATCTGGTAGATGTCTTCGATGTCAACGGTCGGGAACGCAGTAACCTTGAACTCCGAAGGCTGAATGTAGCGACCATGGAGGCGAGACTCAATGGACTGACCATCTTGCCCAACCACCCACGCGGTCGCACGAACGTCCTTCGCGATGCGGAACAGCTCGCCCTGCGCGAGTGGACGCACGCGGTAAACCTTGCGCGCCCAACCCTCGTAGTCGATGATGTCCTTGATCGGGAGAAGGAGTTCCTGACCAACGATCGCAAAACCCTCACCAGTGGGGTCCTGCATGGCCGCAGCAAGAACCTTGCGGCGGTCATCGGGATTCATCTGGTTCGAAGCTTCACGGTAGAAGGTACCGGGCGACGCCTTCTTCGTGACGTTCTGGAGCAGATACGCGATCTGCTGCAGGGCGTCCTTGTCATCATAGGCGTTCAGCTCGCCCTTCTTGTCGAACATACGCTCGGACAGCTTGGTGTTGCCAACTGCCTGGCGGATGCCGCTGCGGTCAACTTCCCCAGCAAAGCTGGTCGGATTGAACTTACCGCTCTCGTCCCAAACCTTCTCATCTTCCTTCGAAGCGAGGTGGAGGTTATCCTTGGCGCGAGTGCGGTGTTGCTCAATCTTCTCTTCCGAAACGCTAGCAGCCGCTTCCTTACGGACGTCTTCTGTCCGCGCTGCCCCGGCTGCGGCGAGGCGCTTATAAGGGTTTACTACCTGGTTCTTCATGACTCTCATTCCTCCTAGTTATGTGTCCTCTACCCTACCGGGTTCTTGTTACACCGCAACCGGGTTGCCACCAAGCCGCACGCCGAGGAACGGGTCATCAGCGGTCGGGACTTGAATGACATGGCCAACGAACTCGCCTTCGGCGTTATCGTTGGTGAAGTAACCAGCCAACGCCGGAGTTACACCACCACCGCAGTACAGATTCTTGCCCGTACCCGTGAGGGTATAGACGCGGCTGGTGTCGTACATCGACGTGAAGAGGAAGGCGGCGTCAGTGATGACCGTGATGCGGCCATCGGCAACGCTGACTTCATCCAGCTGGTTCCAGAAGTTACGGCCCTGGAACTCGATGTCCTGGGACGTAAGCTCGTACGTGTAGGTCGCGTACACTGTGGTAGCAACCGGGATCGTACCACCGCTGCCTGCCGCGATGTGCAGCAGTGTGCCATTGAGCGCGGTGAGCGTATAGTCGGTCGAGCCGCTATACAAGCTGCCGCCCAGATTCGCCGCACTG